AAATCAGTTGAACCGAACACTCCCGGCAAAATATCTTCACCGAAACCAACTCTTGTTTCGACGGCGATCTCCATAGATTTGTTAGGGTCAATCGCATCCAGAGCCTCAAGCGCCGGAATGAGCTTGGTATCCAAGAGATCCTGAGTAAGGGTGATGTTTTCATATTCACAACCTAGAAATGTCTCCGGCTGGACGTCCTTGTCCAGTACCTGAGCGATGATGTCGTGGAGTAGGGTGCCTTCGTCAGCGTAGTCGCTTGACGGCTTGGCGGGCATTTTGGCGCAGAGCGCTACCGAACCAGGGCAAGCAATGACGCGCTTGGCGGTCGAACCGCCTACAATATTACTGTGTTGCATAGTCAACTTCCTTTAAATACTTCACCATATCGTCAATTAAACTCAACCGATCTTTCTCAGATGGGGCGCATTCCAAAGCTATTTTAAGCACTGTAATCAACGCGCCAATGGCTTCAGCGCCGCTTTGACCATCTAAAAGGTCTTGAATGTCGTCTACTAACTCTTGCACTTTACTGTACCTCCGTTGTCGATGTGCCGAACATACTGCAACAAAAAGTGTTGTCAAACATTTTTTTTACTAAAGTGAAATTAAATTGACATCAAAAAGGTGATATACAGCTTTGACGCCGCAGAGGATATCTTATGCCCGCACATCCATTATCAGATGAAATACTGATTGAAACACTGCGTATTTACGAGCAGTCCGGCAAAAATGCACAAGCGGCGGCTAGGACGACAGGGTTACCATCAAATACATTTAAGGCGCGTCTAATGCGCGCACAAACCAGATATCCCAATGGGGTTCCAGATAAACCGACGACCGGTCAATGGATGTACCCAAGAATGATCGCCAAAGAAATACCCAATTCAGTATGGGTTATCGGGTCTGACATCCATGTATGGGACGGTGATCCTCCCTTGATTTATAAAGCCTTCGTAAAAATATGTAAGTCTCTGAAAGCTGATGGAATTATCCTCAACGGAGATGTTATTGATGGCGCTAGGATCAGTCGGCACTTACCGACCCGTGGCTCACGAGCACCAAAAATCGAAAAAGAAATCGAGACAGCCAAAAAATGGCTGCAATTACTCCCAAAAACCCGTCACCGTCTGTGGACCTTGGGAAATCACGACATCCGCATCGACAATTACATCGCCAGCAACGCCAACGAACTTGACGGATACATCATGTCCTTGGCGGAACATTTCCCAGACTGGGAATTTGCATGGGCTTTCGAAATCAACGGCACAGAAATACGCCATCGTTTCAGATCAGGGATCCATTCGGGCTATAACAGTTCCGTCAACGCTGGAATTAGCACGGTCACGGGACATACCCACCAACTTCAGGTCACTGCTATTAGGGATAGAAGGGGAACCCGCTGGGGTGTAGAGACAGGCACTATGGCCGATCCTAATGGTCCTCAATTTCAATACACTGAAGGAGCGCCGTCTAGGGCGCAGCAGGGTTTTGCCGTGCTTACATTTGATGAGGATGGGGTGATGATGCCCCCTGAACTGTGTGAGCTTGTAGGTGGTCGCCCAGTGTTCAGGGGGCAGTACATCTTTTAGGCTTCTTCGTCTTCTTCGTCTTCTTCGTCTTCAAGCTCGATCAAGCCTTCCAGACCTTCTTCCGTTTCGATTACCATCAAAATCGGGCGCTCAAACGCTTCTTGCATAAGATCGAAATCCGCTGCCAATTCTTCAAAAGTCGTACCGAATGGGGTAGCGTCTTCGTTGCTCCAATGCTCGATTTCGCCTGAATCATTATAGAACACTTCACGGATTGAGAAAGTATCGCTATCCCAAGTGATTTCTTCGCCTTTTGGCTGATAAATAACCCGATAATTCCATACCATAGCCATCGTCCTTCTGTTGGTTGTGTCGGAAAAATTCCATTCAAAACTTAAAACCGCATTACCTAAACGCATCGTCAAACCTCTCGTTTTCAGTGCAATTTACCTGACCATATTCCGATTGCAAAATAATGACGTTGTCAAACAATTTTTTACAAGATATGGATAAGTATGGAAAAGCACATTGAACAGCATTTGGTGCGGGAAGTTAAGAAGCGCGGTGGGGTGGCGTACAAGTTCTCGTCACCGTCGCATCGCGGCGTATCGGACCGCGTCGTCTGCCTGCCAGGGCAAACGTGGTTCGTCGAGCTAAAACAGCCAAACGGCAAACTATCGGCGCTTCAGGTATTATTCGCCGACAATATGGAACAGTTAGCACAACGCTATATTTGTCTGTGGTCAAAAGAAGATGTGGATAAGTGGTTAAATGAAATTGCGTGAATATCAAGAAAAAGGCGCGGATTTTTTGTACGAGCATGACCGCGCCATGATTTTAGCCCCCGTCGGCGCGGGTAAGACCGCGATGACGCTGGCGGCTATGCAGGATCTGGGCGGGCGTTTTCTTGTGTTAGCACCGCTGCGCGTCTGTAAAGACGTCTGGCCGGTCGAGCAACCCAAGTGGGCTCCGAAACTGAAGTTGGTTGTAGCTACAGGAACACCGGCGCAACGGGCCAAAGCACTAGCGTCCGACGCGGATGTGGTCGTAACGAACTATGACAATTTGCAATGGCTGGCAACGCAGCCACTGAAGTTTGACGCTATTGTGTTCGACGAATTGACACGATTAAAGAACCCATCTGGAGCACGATTTAAAGCACTCCACAAAGTCATCGACAAGATTAACATCCGTTGGGGTTTGACGGGATCATTCACATCGAACGGGTTAGAGGATGTCTTCGGCCAATGCAAGATCGTCAATCAATCCTTGCTCGGTCGGTCGAAAGGCGCGTTTCTTCAGCAATACTTTACGCTTCTTAACCCCGATTACGGCGAGTGGGCCGCTCGGCCAGGGTCGCTTGAGGCCGTGATGCAGCGCATCAAGCCGGCGACATTTGTGCTGGAGCCTGGCGAATATGCCGACAAGCTGCCGCCATGCCATATGGTCGAAATGCGTTGCGATATGGACGACCGCAAAGCATACGAGCAGATGAAGAAAGATTCAATTGCAAAATTAGACAAGGACATCACGGCGCTGACCGCTGCGGTCGCCATCAATAAATTACAGCAGATATCGTCAGGATTTGTGTACGACGAGGACGGTGAGGCGCATTGGATAGGGTCGCACAAGTTTGATTTGCTTGATGAGATCCTGACCGAAAATCAGGGTGCCAACACAATTGTTGTCTATAATTTTAAAGAAGAACTGGCAGAGCTTCAACGGCGTTATCCACAGGCCAAGACCATCGACGGCAATGTTGAGGCGTGGAATGCAGGCAAGATCCCGCTGTTGTTGATCCACCCTAAATCCGCAGGGCATGGCTTAAATTTACAGCATGGCGGGAATAAGATTATCTTTATGTCTTTACCGTGGTCGCTTGAGTTGTTTGAGCAGACCGTCGGTCGATTACACCGAGGCGGCCAGAAACATGAGGTCTGGTGCTATATTATTATGACCAACAAAACAGTGGATGAACGGATATGGGCGAGCCTACACGACAAAAAAACAGTATCGGAAATCGCGTTGAACGAGTTGAAGCAATAAGAACTAAGTTGAATGTTGCAAAAGATTTGTTATCACACCGGCAGCGTTTTCTGCTATCGGTACAAAAAGCAGTAGCCCGCGCTGCGCGTGAGGTTGAAGGATTGGAGAGCAGACTTGGATACGAAGAAACTAAACTGGCGGACCTTAAACGACAGGCTTTGCACCTACACCGAAAGCGAGCTCTTGTTACTGATAGAGAGCGAGCGTCAGACGGCACGAAGGTTGTCAGTTTTGAAGAGGCTACACCAGAGGTATAGCATCCTCAGAACGGCGCGTGAGCGTCAGGATCTGCTCGAAAACGCTACGCACTTATAATAGGCGCGGCTGCTCGGACATATCATGCGCGGCTGCTTGCACTTCAGCTACCCGCCGCGCCCAGCCTTTACCAAAGGTCGCAAACGTAGACAGGTTCTGCAAGAACTCTAGTCGGGCAGCGCATACAGCCGCCGCCACTTCACTAGGGTCTGCCGCTTTACAAGCAGCAATTGTGGCTGGCCCGATTTGTCCGTCGGCTGTAACACCAAGTGCCTGCTGCAAGGTTTTGGCTGCGCGGCCCGTCCCCGAATTGACCGCAAGATCAAAGACTGCATAATCCACGCCTTCAGGTAGATTGTCGCCTTTAATCATATCCCAATACTTGGCTTTGTACATTGGACCTACGTCGGTCGGCGTCAGCGCCCGCATATCCGCCTCGGTTACCGGATGACCAACCCAAGCCTCCCAGACCTTCTGCGTGACGCCTAGATTGGTACGCCCGCCTGGGTCCGCCGGATGGTTGACATAACCGCCTTCGGATTTAAGGACGAGGGCTAGGCAATGCGCGAAATTACTTTGCATGGACGCCAAGCGTTTTTTCGTATGTACGAAGACCGGCCATACCAAGCATCGCCGTTACCAATTCCATAAGGGATGAATCAAGAGTAGGCAGATCGTGCCACCCCGCTCCAACGGCGATCGGACGCAATAGATATTGGTAGAGTAGACCAATTGCACCAACCCAACCAATAGCAGGACGCCAACCAGATACAAAAAGATTGGCGTTCTGAGCTTCGGCAGTATTTGTATCAGCCTGTTGCTGATCCCAGCCTTTAAGACTTTCTCGAAGATCTGCTTCATATTTTGCTTTTGCCTCTGGATCGGGGACAAATTTATCAAGAACCTTTAGCCCTGCGGCGACTGCGTCATCAATACCAAAAGCCATGTCATTTCACCGTTAAAGTTAAAACAATACCGATTGCAGCAATGCCTAGTACCAGAAAACCAACTATGCTGCTTATCATAATCAAGTCCTTACGGTTTTCTTCTTGTTCTTTTAATGCAATAGCCGCCTGACGGGCTGCTTCCTTACGCATCTCAATAACTTCGCGTTGAATGTTATCCCAAGCCTGCCGCCCATAAGTACCTATAAACAAGTTCTTCGTCTCTAATTGCATCTCTTGGGCTTTAGCCTTGATGGCGTAGAGCTTGACGGCTTCGGCCTCAAACTCGCCTTGGCTCTGAAACATCTTCTTCTTGCGCGGCGCCGACGTTAGCTGCGTGATCTGCGCGACTTTGCTGAACAGATTACCGACGCGCTCTGCCGTCTTGAGAGCATCTTCGCCTGCCCCAACCGCTGACTTGATCCCGCTATAGATGCTTGTCGCGGCTGCGATCAGCGTAAATGGATCCATTACTTATCCGCCTTAGCGTCCAGTTTGTCGTATATGCGCTGGAACATATCTTCGATATGTTGCATTCGTTTGTCGAGGTCGATCTTCTGAACATATTCTTTCGGAAGATTTACTTCGATCTGATGCAGATCCCGCCGCAGTTCGCTGACAGCACCCCACACTTCGCGAGCGAACCAACCAAGCGCCGTCAAAGCAGCCCCACCGGCCAAGTTAATAAGCGACTGCGTATCCATCACTGAGCCAATGCGTTTTGGTTGGGTTGAGGGGCAAGAGCGTTGCGAGCGCCGATAACGCTTGCATACGGAGTAGAAAGGTCACCTTTAAATACGCGGCCTTGTTGGCGTTGGCGCATCGCCATAGCTTGATCTAATAGATTTGCGGCTTCATCCAAACGAGTTGGATCATGGAGCATAGCTCCAAGTTCTTTAGCCAGTTTGGTGTCCAATTTTCCGGCAACACGACGGAATGCTTCAGTTACGATACGGAGTTTAGTATCTAAAAAGCTAGGTGCTTTTGATGGAACGATTGGTACACCAACTTGATTAGCATTCGGCATAGTTGCCAAAGTCTTATAATCTGCTTGACGCCGCGCAATTTCAACCGCATCGCGCAATGATGTGAGATCTTCTGGCGACGTAGCGTCGACAATAGCACGAGCTTTATTTTCAACTGCTGTATTGACCGGACCTTGCGCGGCAGGGCCGCCTTTAACCGCGCCGCGTACCTCGGCGATATTGGTTTCTGGCGCGGTTGCGCGAGCAGTTTCATTGGCAAGCGTGTCGAGCTTGTCACGAATGTTTAGTCCAGTGGCGTCAAGTTTATCAATTTGTGCGCCGTATTTTTTCATAAACGCATCGTGCGCCGCAGTATCGATAGCACCATCTTTAATAACTTTATCGCGGTAAAGTCCTTCCATTCCTTTTTGAGCTTCGCTCATAGCAGATGGATTTTCACCAAATAATGCGACAAAATTATCTGTCGTATCGGCGTTATTAAAAAATCTATTAACGACATTTGATGGTGTAATCGCATTTTCGCCATTGCGAATTTTAAAGAGATTAACTTGAAGACCAGTTTTAAAACGAGGTGCGTGTTCATCTGCATAAGTTTTAACCGCGTCAAAATAGGCATCTTTTGCTTCCTGAGAAAGCGTGGTGCTATTTTTGACTGAATTTGTAACTTCATCATGCAAAGCCATAAGACGGCGATAATCGCTATCTTGACCGGCGGCTTTAGCTTTGGCGGCGGCGTCGTTAATTGCAGAACGAATATCACCTATATCTTCTAATGTAGCTGTAGGTGCA